GGCTTCCCGGCGGGCTGCTGCTGCCGGAACCGTGGTGTTGCTGCCGGAATCGTGAAAAAAGCAAGTCGCGAAGCGACTTGCGAAAAATTTTTTTCACATTTCGTCAAGTATTTCTCCGTAGTCCATTTTGAACACTGGTGCCTCTGGGATTCTTTCGATGCAGTGCGCGCGGCGGGGCCTTTGCACGGATTGCCATGTCGCCTGAAGTAGGCGCAATTCGTCGCGGCGTTTGCGCGTTGTCTTGAAGTCGCGGAGTTCGGCAAATTCTGCCGGGGGTTGGTGTTCGTCCGTTTGGAAGCCGTCTGTTTGATATTCGCGGCGGTGGTGATGTTCGGGCTCGTTGTCTTCATCGAAACTGTTGAGTCTTTCGCGTTTGTGAAAAAATGCCATTGTAAAACCTCGAAGGGGGGGCGCGGTAAACCTGCGCCCCCCCTTGTGCTTGTTGTTGTTTATAGACCGCTGATCAGGCCCTTGAATTTGTTCTCCTTTCGGGCGGTGTTGGTGGGTGCTTGCCATTTTTCAAGCTCTGCTTTGGCTCGGGTTTGGCGCGCTTCCCATACTTCCCGGGTGTTGGAGCACCAGAAAAACAGTTGTGTTCTGGCGGTCTTGTAATCGGGCTTTTCCCTTCGGAGCAATTCTTTCAGGCTCAAACACAGGTTGCCCTCGTGAATTGTCCAATGTTGCGCGTTGCACTTCAGTGGGCGCTTGGATGCACTGGCCAAGTCGCTAATCGCGGCTTCCCAGTCGACACGCGCCGGCGTGTGCATTTTTCGCAGCGGTTTTTGCAGATCTTCGTAATCCTCTGGAATCCGGAACAATTGAGCCAAGACGTAGAGCGCGTTCGCCCTTTCCATATTTTCAAACTCAAAGTTATAATTGAACTTTTTAAACCCATTACTCATTTTTATTTACTCCAAGCCGGCCAAGCTTCGGCCGGCAACATTTTTTTTCGTGGCCTCCAAGGGGCAGTGCCCCAACGAGAAACGGGCAAGAGTTTTCTGGGCGGCCTTTGGCCGCACCGAGCTTTAGCTCGGGGACAGACAAACTCTTGAGGCTCGCACTGCCCACGCCAAACACACCCTACTTGTGCGAGCCGACCGTTTTCGTGGGGTCTGCCACTCCAAGGACACAGAAAAAAAATTTTGCCGAGTCCGAAGCTGAAGGCGCGCTTGGAGAACAAAGCCAGGCGAAGCCTGTCCAATAAAAAAATAAGCAAGGAGCTTGAGGAGGAGCATTCTCCTCAACGGGGTGCAGGGGCAGAGCCCCTGTCCACGTCTGTACAGTGTTACGATCAGTACCTAACCTGAGTCCTGTTCCGAATTGCGCAGCAATTGGGTCGGGGGATTCTAAGGGAGCCGACGCTCCCTTGGCGGGGTGAAGGGGCAGCGCCCCTTTCCACAGTCCTGCTAAACGTGACACTCGCGCGCGCGGAATTGTTGACCGTTCATCGGTGCTTAGGCAGTCTGTAATTTGTGAGGTGACTATGGGTAGGCAGGTTAAGCACATTGAAGTGCCAGATTCAGATGTGTCCGAGCTGGAAGATATGCTCGATGATCCAAGACTTACTGAGCGCATGAAAACGAGGTTCCGCATTGTGCTATTGAAAGCAGACTTTCTGAGCCATTCTGCGGTCGCCGCTCAGTTGGGAACTAATAAGCAGTCCGTGATCAAGTGGATCAAGCGCTACCAAGAGGGAGGCATTCCGGCATTGCAGGATGATCGTGCAGGCAAAGGTGGTCCATTAGGGAGACGTCGCGTCAGACGCTCGTTAAAGGGTGCCGCAGACAAGCTGCTGTCGTCTAACAGGTCACTGAGCCACGAGGATGTGGAGAGACTGGTCCTTACGCAGTTGAGAGAGGAGCCAGACGATGAACCGGGGCAGCCATATGCTACGCATAGCAAGGTGAAGGTGCAGTTGTTGAACGTCCTGGCTGACGTAGTAAAGAGCAAGAGTGATGGTGAGAGCGTTGAAGATCTTCTGGCATCATTGTAGCTGCCTGAACAATAGTGCGGCGGCCTGAACGCTGATGAAGCTGCCTGAACGCTGAGATGCAGCTGCCTGAACAATAATGAAGCTGCCTGAACGCTGATGTAGCTGCCTGAACACTGGTGTAGCTGCCTGAACACTGATGTAGCGGCCTGAATGATGGTGCTGCGGCCTGAATGGTGGTGCTGCTAAAAAAACCGAAGCGACCCCCCTCCTTTTATATATCCGTAGAGACCCAAAATCTTGGGGAGACAGTTTTGGACCAGGCACCCTACCTTTGGTGGGGCCTCCATTACCCACGTGTCGGGCACTTCGGACCCCTATCGGGCACTTCGCGGGCACTTTTCGGGCACTTCGCAAAAAATCAACTGTCTGTAATTACTACTGTTTTACCCTAATCGGGCACTTGGGCAGATAGATGCATATATAAGGACCATCGCGCACGAGGCTTTTATGGCTCTAATATGGCATTTATCTGCCCAACTGCCCGACTACTGATTTTCGACCCTTCGGTGTTGCGTTTATGGGTCGGGCACTTTAGCTATTGCATTTTGGGTGCGTGCGCCCCACCCTCTCGGTTATGACAAAGATTGAACTTTCCAAAGAATCCGTTCCTCCGTTTCCGTTGCTCGAGGGTGTCTTACAGGCGTCTCTTGAGAGCATTGCCGGTGGGTTTGATTGTTTAAGGAACCCGCCGACTGGCCTTAGTTTTTCTGAGAACGTTGCTGCGACTTATTGGCTGTGCCGAAATGAGTTGTTGTTTTCTGAGAATCTTCGGAGACATAACCCTGCGGTTTTTAATCCCCGCCATCGGTGGGTTGTTCGTATGATTTGGCGTTTTGTTGATGAGCTTCGGTCTGATGACTTATGTCAGCCTGCTGGGACAGGGCTTGGACCAGGTGTCGAGTCGCTTGGTCCGGTTTCTGGCGAGGATGATCCTCGTGCTTTGTGGTTTGTTCGTTGGCTTATAGACTTTATGACTGCTTATCACCTGCTTTTTCATGCGGATTCCAAGCCTTTTGAGAGATCTAAGGTTTATCGTCTGTTTTGTTCGGGTGAATTGAGCGAACATAAAGACTGGGTAGGTGAAGTTGCCAAGCGAATTGAAGGGCGAAAAAAGAAAGCAAGCTCTAATTGCAGAGCTGCGGCTGTGTAAGGGTGACTTTTTCTATTTTTGTGAAAAGTATCTTCAGGTAGTTGCCAAATCTCGCGATTCATCCGGTAGCTATTTGGTTAAATTGGTTCCCAATCGGGCGCAACGAGAGATTATTGCCTCCTTGGTTCGTGGTGATCGTGCTTACGTCTTGAAGGCTCGTAAGCTTGGTGCCAGTACCATTGTGGCTGCCTACTTTTTTTGGCGATGTCTTTTTACTCCTCACTTTAAGGTGCTTGTTGTTGCCCACAAGCGCGTTGCTGCTAAGGAGATTTTTAGTATTTACTCTCGTTTTTATGCGAATTTGCCTTCTTTTTTGAAATTTAAGACTCAGGCCGCCAGTACCGAGATGCTTCGTTTTTCTCATGGTGGAGTTGTTCAGTGTACTACAAGCAGTTCGGACGATGCTCGCGGCGGCACGCCCCACGCTCTGCATTTGTCTGAGTTTGCTCACTATAATGATCTGAACAATACGTTTGCTTCGATTATGAACTCTGTTCCCGATAGTGCGATGGTTGTTCGCGAGACCACTGCTAACGGTTTGAACCTGGCCCATAAGCTTTGGCTTGAAAAGGATGGTTTTGAGAAGGTCTTTATTCCTTGGACTTGGGATATTGACTATGTTTCTGATGATAAGCCTCGTTCAAAGTTTCCTCCTTGGTTTTCTCAGTATTGTCGAGACCACAACCTTTCGCGTGGCCAACGGTGGTGGGCTTATAAGAACTGGAAGGAGAAGCAGGGCGGTAATTGGGATCTTTTTAACCAAGAGAATCCTATTTCTCCTGATGTTGCTTTTATTACGAGTGGTGGGCGGTTTTTTCAGGCGCATTTTGCTGGTTATCGAATTACCAGAGACAATGTTCACAGTTATCTCGGTTATAAGGAGTTTGTCCCTCCGCAAAAACACCGGCTTTACATTACTGGCGTGGATAGTGCGAATGGAGATCCTAATGGAGACTTGAGCGCCTTTTGTACGATGGATGTTACTGATCCCCGTAAACCTGCGATTGTTTCGTCATACTATAACTGGATGCCACTTCGTCCTTTTTCTGAGATTGTTGACGAACAGGTTAAGAGGTACGGGTCTCTTGCTGTTGTTGAGACCCCCGCCGGCACGGTTATTACTGAGCTTTTGGCCGAGAGAGGCAGGTATTTGTACCGAAGGGTCCAACATGACAAGTTTAAGGGCAGGTGGACAGAGAAACTTGGATTTAATACCAACAAAAGTACTCGCGATTTGCTTTTGAGCAGACTCCATACTGTTGTTGAGAATAGGTCTCTTACTATTCCTTGTTCTCGTTTGAAGGCTGAGATTAATACTTTTGTTTTTAAGAAGGGTAAGCCGCAGGCTGAGTCTGGGGATCATGACGATATGATCTTTGCGGCTGCTCTTGCTTTGGCTGGAAGGTCTCAGGTTGCTCAGATTGAGCGTGTTGTTCGTACTCGTCGCCCAGATAATTTAAGAGATGTTTTGGCGTTTGAGATGACTACTGGGAAGATGTTTGAGGAGGCCGTTGGTGAGGGTTATTTTGTTTCTGAGGAAGCTGACAATCCTCTTATTGATGCTATTGGCGAAATAGATAGCTTGCAGTCCCGGTGGGATTCGTGAGAGATTTCGATTTATTGGAGGTTTAGATGCTTTTGAGTCCAGAAAAATTTGCAGACGCTGTACAGAGTGCTGAATCTGCCGTTTCAGATGAGCCGGCGGTTTCTGGTGATGATTCGTCTACTGAAGATGTGGTGGAGGCTAAAGAGGACAGCGCCGAAACCGAGACAGAGGCCGAGGGTCAGTCGGAGCAGTCCTCCGACGAAGAGGTGGCTGCTGCCGCTGGGCCGGAAGAAGAGTCGGCTGACGACGATGATGGTATTGTTGGTTTATCTGAGGAAGATGAGGCTTGGCTTGATAATTATCTTGCCGGTGAGTCTTCTGAGCCAGATGCGCCTGATGGTTCTGAGATGAGCTCTCTTCTTAAGAGGATTGCCCAGCTTGAGCACGATCGGGCTGTTTCTTTGGCCGAGCGTAAGTTGAGCTCCGAGATTGATGCCGCTTCTAAGCGTTATCCCAATGTTGCTGTTGACGATATGATTGCTGCTGTCCATTCAAACCCACAAATAAAGGTCGAAGAGTGGGCATCTCGTGAGGCGAAGCGCCTTGCCGTTGTTGAGAGCCGTATTGAGGCTAGGCTTCGTAAGGAGCTTAAAATTGAGAAAGCTTCTCGTGCGGATGAGCGTTCTCCTGCTAGAGGCAAGAAGTCTAAGACTTCTTCTAAGCCTTCTGGCAAGAAGTACGGCAATGTTCGTGATGCTACGGCTGCTTTGCGCCGCGATGTGTTGTCCGGTCGTTTTGGCCGATAGGAGAGCAAAATGACTTTGCCTATGTTGAGCACAAGTAGCTTGCAGTCGATGCTGCAAGAATACTATCGGGGTCCGGTTGCTGATCAACTGAACCAGGAAGTGCTGGCTGTTGAACTGTTCGAGAAGGGCAGTTTCACTTGGGCCGGTAAAAATGTGATTATTCCATTGCACACTGGACGTAACACTGGTGTTGGCTATCGTAATGAAGCCGGCGCTGCTACAGGTGGAGCTTTGCCTTCCGCTGGTATGCAGATTCACAATCGTATTGTTTCGAATGCTACGTTCTTGTATGGGCGTTTTGAGCTTTCGGGGCCGACGATGGCTTCTGCTTCCAAGGGTGGCATGAACTCGTTCATTGGCGCTCTTGATAACGAAATGACCCGTCTTGTTCAGGACATTCGTAATCATGCAAACGTCAACTTTTTTGTTGGCAATGAGTGTCGTGGTCTGATTAATGAAAAGAAAGTTGGGCCAACTCTTGTTGGTGCTTCTACTTACAGCGCAAACCCTGCTTTGCAGGTAATGGGTCCGGCTGTCACTTTCGAATATGATGGTGATTTTTCGGTGTTTGATGGCACTTGGGTCAGCTCTGCTGGTACTGCCCCTGCTGCTGTTAACGGCGTTGCTGCTGGTCAGGCTCAAAATGCTGTTCGCATTGATTTGGTTCGTCTGGATACTTACGAAAAGTTGCCATTGACCGGTAACGATGCCGGTATCTTTGTTTCTGGCTTCAATAAGTCGCTTCGAACAATTGATATTGCTGGCGCTTCTTCGAATGTTCCAGGTACGCCTATCTTTACCACTGCTACGGTGACGCCTGGTGTTGGTATTGCGGTTTGCATGAACCAGAATCAGTTGTTTACTGCCGCTGTTCCTGCCAACTTGATGGGTACTTTCCGTTCTGTTGATCACGAGCCTCATGGCATTTTGCAGAATCTCTGCGATGATGCTTTGTTTAATATTGCTCGTAGTAATGGTTCTGCTGACGGCGGCGAGAGCTTGCAGTCAACTATTAGTACGCATGTTGTTGGTGTTGGTGCCGATGCTCGTGGTGCAGGTGCTTTTGATCCTGACCGTTTGCAGAAGCTTCTTGATGACATCGATGTTGTGTCTGGCAAGGCTCCGAATATGTGGATTATGCACAATTCGACCCGCCAGACTTACATTGCTGGTGCAATCTTGATTTCGGCTACGACTGGTGCGCGTGTTCAGCAGACTACTTCTGCTGTTACCGCTTCTGGTCTCGATGTTGGCTATGATGACAATGCTCTTGGGTACGGCGGCATTAAGATGCGCCGTAGTCGTCATTGTCCGAAGGGCATGTTCATTGCTTTGAGCACTGATGCATGGAAGCTGGCTGAGTTGAAGTCCGGTGATTTTGCCGATTTGGACGGCGCGATTCTTTCTCGTAAGGCAAATTCTGATGCTTGGGAAGGTTTCTGGCGCTGGTATCACCAAGTTGTTTGTTGTTACCCGAATGCCAACGGCATTCTCTTTGGGTTCAACTTGGCTACATAATCACAAACTTGTGGTTTAGTCTGGCTCCAGCCGTCCTTCGGGGCGGCTGGGGCTTTTTTTCTTAAATGGGGTTTTTTGTGGATTGGACTTGGAAGATTTTTGTGTTGACTCTTGCCGCTACCGTCGTGCATTTGAATATTTGGTTTGCGCGTTGGGTCTGGTTTCGATTGCGATTTGTTGAAGATAGGACCATGCTGGTGCCATCTGAATCTGGTCCGTTTGCGGATGCTATGTTAGATGATTTGGATCCAGAGATAGCGGAGATTATTGGCGATGGCTTCAGGTAGATCGTTTGCAGATAGGCAGGCCGCTGCTGCTAGAATGTCTAGGAAAAGAAAAAAGAGCGCTGGCCTTCAGGCTGGCATGACTGGCCTTGGTGCTGTCATTGGCACTATTGTTCCAGGTGCCGGCACTGTTGCCGGTGCCGCTTTGGGCGGTGCTATTGGCGGTGCTATTGATACTGCTAGTGATGCTGCTTCTCGTGGGGTTCCTGATGAGCCTTCTGGGGGCCCTTTGGCGGGTTCTCCGCGTGGTGCTCTTGCCGATGTTGTTGACAGTATTGAAAAGGCTGACAAGTATAAGGGCGCCTACGACAAGATTTCTGATTGGGCTAAGAATTTTAGTCTCGGGGGGTTTTGATGGGTTTGCCTTCAAAGATGACCGAGGCTGTTAGTAAGTCTAAAGAAGAAAAGGTTAGTCATCGTCGTCGTTGGAGAATGGCCTCCCTTTATCTTGCAGATCGTCAGTATTCTGATTTTACAAACAGAACTGGGCGTTATGTTGTAGATCCGGACAACTCTAAGCGCCGTATAACCATAAATCGTATTGCTCCTATTTATCGTTCAGCTCTTGCTGCCCTTGCTGTTGATTATCCTAGTTGCGCTGTTGTTCCTTCCTCCGGAAGCTATGATGAGATTGTGAAGGCGATGGCGACCGAGCATTGGCTTAGGTGGTTTTGGAAGTCGGATCGTGTTCGCCATAAGGCCCGTAAGCTTTTTGCTTGGCAACTTCTTACTGGTACTGCCGCTCTTCATACTGTTCATGACCGCTCTCCCGGCATGACTTACGGTAATGTTTCTTTTGAGGTTGTTCGTCCTCAAGATTTATTTAAAGAGGAAGGCGCAAGAGACGAGTTTGAGGCCGAGTGGCTTGGTGTTCGGAGTTTTTATCCTCGGTCTGAGCTTAAGAAGATGTTTCCTGAGCGTTCTTCTGTGATTGATAAGATCATTCCTGCTGATCAGCGTTCAGAGAATGATGTTGGTCATCTTCCTGCCGATCGCATTGAAGTCTTTGATATTTATTCTAAAGATGGTTCTTGGGGTATTTGGGCAGGTTCGGACTGGCTATGGAAAGGTGAGACCCCAGACAAGTGTTGCCCTGTTTCTGTTGGCCGCTTTTTGGAGCTGCCAGGTGAGTTTTGGGGCGTGGGTCTTGTTGCTCCTCTTATTAGCATTCAGAACCAGTACAACCGCTCTCGTGCTCAGTGGCTTTTGAACACTGAGCTTATGGCAAACCCTATTTGGAAGGTTCCGCGCACTGCCGGGGTTCGAAAGATTCCAAGTAAGGCGGGCGCAATGTTGATGTACAATATTGCTGGAGGAGAGCCGACTCAACAGGCCCCGGCTCCTCTCCCCGCCTATTTTAATGATTCTATTATGCAGCTTATTTCTGAGATGCATGATTCTGCCGGCGTTCACGGCCCTAGTCTCGGTAAGCGTGCTGTTGGCATTACTGCTGCTAAGGCTATGCAGGAGCTTAAGAGCGCAGACAATGCTCTTCTTGATTTGGTTCGAATTCAGGGTGAGGAGATGTTTGAGCGGGCAGCTACTTCTGCTTTGCTTTATGCTCGTCATTATATTGATGAGGAGTCGAACATTGGGGCCATGAGCTCTGAGGGTCACATTGTTCATCGTGCTATTGCTGGCGTGAATCTTGTGGATAATCCGCAGGTTCATATTGAGGCTGGTTCTTTGTTTACTGACCAGGTTGGCAATCGAGAGGATCGAATTGTTCGTTTGCTTGAGATGCAGCTTATTGATCCTGAGACCGCTTCTCGTGAGATTGCCTTTAGGACTGGCAACAAGTTTATGCTGGATAAGATGAAGGCTTATAGTCGCGCTCAGGATGCTTTGCGTGCGATTGTCGTTGGTGGTCGCGCAATTAAGATTTATCCGGACGAAGACCTGAAGGCCTATAAGGATGTGTTTGGGGAGTTTGTTCACTCTGAGCGATTCTACCTTCTTGATCCTGTTCGTCAGGAGTATTTGCGAGATACTTTTGCTGCTATTGCAACTTACGGGCAAGATCCACAGGCCTATATGATGCTGGCTCGCGGTACTGTTGTTCCGCGTCAAGACCCTCCGCAGCAGGCTCCTCGTGCTGCCGGTTTTAGTAATTCTGACGCCACTCGCCAGCAGATGTTTGAGTCTCAACAAGAAAGTTCTGCTATAAAGCAGGCCGCTGAGTCGACTCAGGGTGTAAGGAGTCCGATGTGATTAGTTATGGTCATAAAATTCGCGTTCAGGCGGCGAAGAATCTTAAGAAGAAGACCAAAAAGAAGAAGTTCTTTGATTACAATGACACTCCCGCTTGGGTCAAAAAGATCAAAAAGAAGAAGAAGAAGAAATGAATGTTAAGTATAAGGTTCTCCGTGATGCGGCCAAGAAGTTGAAGAAGAAGTTGAAGAAGAGCTCGACGCGCAGTTCTCCCAAGGATGGCACTCGTGGTCCTTCTTCTTCTAAATCTTATGGTAAGCGAAAGAAGCAGCCAAAGGATGGCACTCGTGGTCCTTCTTCTTCTAAATCTTCTGGTAAGCGAGAGGAGTTGCAAGCGAGGCGATTGGCAAGCTTGAGAAAGCAGCCAGAGGATGGCACTCGTGATTATGGTTCTCGTAAATCTTTTCCTACTAGCCATTGGGAAAAGATACAGCCATTGGATGGCTTTCCCGTCCCTATGCACCCCCACTATGATCCTGACGTCCTCTATAATGATGAGGATGACTTCCCTCACATGCAGGAGCATGAATATGGCGCTTTAGATAAGAAACGCGATAAAAAGCGAAAGAAGAAGATGAGGGCCTGATGAATACTGGTGAAGTGAAGGCGTTTTTCCGCAGACTGGCCGCAGAGCCGGACCTCACCTTCTTTGACGCTTCTGCCGAGCAGGGAGCGTGCAAGCGTGGCCATAATCGTTTTCGTCGCATTGTTATTAAGCATCGCCCTAAGTTTTGGGAAACGTTTGTTGATATTACGATTTCAAATTTGAAGGAGATTGATCTTGCAGGAGGTCCTGTGACTTTGTTTGGGGCGGCCCCTTCTGTTGGTCATGCGGCCCTTAAGATAACCTCGATGGCACAGATTGATTCTTCTTCGGCGATTACTTCTCTTTATCGGTTTTGCAGGTCTCGTTCTGAGCTTCTTTCCGCTTATGATTTGACCGATCCTGTTGCCCTTATGTCTGGCCGTAAGATTGAGTTTCCTGATAAGATTTCAGGGACTTTTAGGCTTTATTATGTGCCTAACTCTTCTGTTGACTGGACTTCTAATGTCGCGTTCGTTGACGACTTCTCTGAGTATCATGATTTGATTGCTTATTTTGCTTATGAGGAGTATGCCGCTCTTGATCAGGCATTTCCTGATGCTATTCGCTTGAAGTTGGATAGACTTCAGCGGGAGTTTGTTGAGCACCTTTCTGAGGGTGTTGTTCTTGATGTGGACCAGGTTAGTTATGAGGCTAATTGGTAGTTGGAGTTTCTGATGTCTCGATCTTTTGGTAAAATGCTGCACTCTGGTGCTACCGGAACTGACCCTGTTCCTTCTATGCGCGGCGTGTTTGTTGCTGCTGGCCCAAACCAGCTTACGTTGGCTCCCGGTGGTCATTTTGCGGATGATTACTTTAACGGCTGGTCTGTTTCTGTAGACACCGGCGCTTTGGCTGGTTCTGAATATACTATTACTGATTTTGTTGGTGCTACTGGCGTGGCTGTTGTCAGCCCTAATTGGTCGTCGGTTCCTGCGGCTACTGATTTTTATTCTGTTACCAACGACTTGAATTCTTATGCTTGCGGAAGAGGCATGGCTGTTATTACAACCATGGTTACTTCTGGCACAAAGACCTTCACCCTCTGGGGTCTTACTTCGAGTGGCTGGGGGATTATCTTGGATTATGGCGATAATCCGAGTGCCGCCCATCCTGCTTCTACTGGTGAGCGGGCCGCTACTGTCGCTGGCCGCCTGTATCGCGACGTTGTTAATGTTGCTCCTTATGATTCTCTTTTTCTTCAGATGTCCGGCGGAACAGGGACGGCCTGGTCTTGGATAGACGCGGTTTGATATGGCTGATTGGCTTTCTGGTCATATTGAAGTTTTGCTGATGTTTGTCGGCGGCCTTTTTTCCCTTGGCGCTTTGTTGTGGCGCGGGGCTAGCGACACCCAGAAGGTTATAGGCAGTCTGACAATGATTGGTCATCGTCTTTCTGAGGTTGAAAAGAGCATTCGTATTGCTAGTGACTCTCGCGCTAAGTTGCATTCTCGTATTGATGATTTGGCCTCTCAGACTGATGGTCGCGTCAACGAGGTTCGTGAGCGTGTTGTTGTTTTGGAAACTAGGGTTGGTGGGGCGTGAACCTTGATGCTGGTGATATTGCCGTCGTGGGTGGGGGCGGGACTGCTGCTCTTGGTTTTGTTCTTGGGGTGGTCACTCGCTATGTTTCTCCCCGCCTTTCAGCCTTGAGTGGCCGTATTGAAAAGCTTGAGTCCGGCCTTGGTCGTGTTGATGAAAAGCATGACTTGCTTTTGGATCGGGTTAAGGAAGGTCTTCTTGAGCAGAGGGAGATAACAGGCAAGAAGGTTACTGAGGTTCACCTTAAGCTTGATGCAGAGCTTGCTGATCTTAGAAAGGATATTTCCACTGTTCGCGAGGGACTTGGCTACCTTCGTGGCAAAACCACAAAGTCGGGGTCTGAGTAATGAGTTTTGTTCGCAATTCCGATGCGATTGATTGGGTAAAGGGGAAGCTGGATTCTTCTGAAAAGCTTACTTGGGATGACATTATTGAGCTTATAAGGTTTGCCCAGGACGAGCTTGGCGTTGCTCCTGACGGGAAGCCCGGAGCAAAGACTCTTTCTGCGCTTCGCGCCAACTCTGATTCTTCTTCCGATGTCCCCATCCCGCGTGGCCGTATTGGCATGAAAAAGGTTTATGGTGATCCCAGCTGGGTCAAGCTTCCTCGTGGTCGTGCGGTTGATTTGGATGATGACTGGGAGAAAAACAATATCCGCTGGTTTCGATTGCACACAGGAAAAAGAGTTCGCCTTCATAAGCTTATTGGCCATGAGTTTGTTGCTTTGTTTGAAAAGGCGTGCAAGGAGAGCGGGTATACCCCAAAAAGTGTTCAGACTTTTGTTCCGAGAGTTATCGGAGGAACGAACAGGCTTTCGACACACGCTCTTGGAATTGGAATCGACTTTGACCCTCGCGAAAATGCAATGGGCGGCAGGAATTTGGTCAACCCCAATGAGCCGACTTTGGTTAGGCAGTTTCCGAAATTTCTAGAAGTCTTTCGTTCGGCAGGGTACACCTGTGGCGCCGACTGGAAAATGAAGGATGACATGCACATACAGAGAGGTGGATAATGAGCGTCCCTATGGCTGTTTCTACTACAGAGGTTGTTGCAAAGGCCGCAGAGGCAGCCGGCAATAGTCTTTTGGACAGTGCTTGGCCTGTTCTTTCCCAATACTGGTGGCTGCCTACCGCGCTTTTGGTATTGCGCATTTCTCAGCCCTTTCTTTTCAAGCTTTCCCAGCGAACTGAGGCGACATGGGATGATAAGCTTGTGAAGGTTCTCGCTTGGATTATCGGTGCCGTTGAGCGCCGTAAGGACGATTAGTGAAGTCTTTGCTGCGCCTTATTGGCGCGCTTTCTCTTCTTATTGAGGAGTTTGTTGAGGTTGGCGGTGTTAGACTTTTGGTCGAATATCTTCGCTCAGGAAAGTCTCGGGCCGACGCTCAGGCTCAGCTTGCGCTTGCGGAGCTTCTTGAGATGCGTGACGTTGATGGCGTTGCTTCTGCTTGGGACGATTGGGATGATGAGTTGCAGCGGGCCGGAGTCTCCTCGCGCCCCTCTGGGGAAGACAGAGGTGAGCCGCAATTCTGATGGCTCTTATCGGGTTAGTGCGGGCTGGATGGCCCGCAGGATGTCTTTTGAGCGGAGCCTTCTTCAACAACTAAAGAGGTGTCGGTGATGGCTAGCGCAGGACAGGAGGTTGAGCTTCTTTCTTCTGGCATGAAGGCCGACTCCGCAGATAAGGGCACTTTTTATCAGAACCTTCGTTTTCGTCGTGGCGAATGGTCTACGCGCCCCGGCTTTGGCCAGGTTGCTCAGTTTGATTCGACAATGAGCCTTCAGACTGAGGACAAGTCTACTCAGTATGGCTATGGCGAGCCTTTAGGCTCTTATTCTTTTGTTACTAACTTCGGCCATACCCAGTTGCTTACATTGTTGCCTTTGAGGGCGTTTACCGGCGACACCGAGATGGGCAACCTTGGTGTCTGGATCGACGGTGTTGCTGTTAGCATTTACGACTATACCTCTGACTCAAGATGGGAAGAGGTTTTGTGTCGTCATACTTCTAAGATTACTGACGATCTTTTTCCCGTCAGGGACATGAAAGGGGTTTATCAGACTTCTCGTGATGCTGATTTTTCGGACTGGGAGTATCAGGGGTCTTCAAATTGGTTTTTTGAAGAGTTTAACGATGCTGTTTATTTTGGTTCTCCTGAAGTCGGCATGTTTGTTTATGTTCCTGCGGACTTTTCTTCGCCTAGAAGGCAACAGACTGAGGGCGCTGCTGATTATTCCTTTATTCGCGGTTATGGCGAGTCGGCGGTTGTGAAGCGCGTTTCTGCTAGTGAGGGTTCGGAGTACCGTTCTTTTTCTTATTTTGATCGGGCAACTTATCCCCAACCTGTTGATGTTTGCTCTTGGCAAAATAGACTTGTTATGGCTTCTGGCAGGGATCTTTATTTTAGCGACGAAGGCCGTCCTGCCGCAATTATCAGCACGAATGTTGTTTCTGTTCCCGGTGACAGCGAGATTGTTGCCATTGAGCGTTCTCGTGATGGCGTTCTTGTTTTTTTTAAGAACTCAGTTTGGCTTTATTCTCCGAGCCGAGGGCTTTTATCCAATGCCGGTCGCAGTGTTCGCATGTGCGACGGCGTTGGCTGCATTTCCTCTCAATGTGTGGTCGCCGCTGATGACGGTGTGTTTTGGGCCGACAGGAATGGGGTTTACCTAAGTTCCGGAGGTTTGACTTACAAGAGGATTAGCGATGATATTTTTCCCTTCTTTCAGAGCTTTTTGAGCAATCCTTTATCTTCTTATTGGACTGACCAGGGGCATACTGATCTGTCCGGTGAAAGCCCGACCACCTTGTATTCTGTTGTTGATGCTGGCCGGATGACGCTTTCTTTTGACAATGTTGATCGTCACTTGTTTTTTGTTTGCCCTGATCTTGGCATCTCGTTTGTTTTTTCGGACGGCATCTGGACAGTCTGGAATTTTGAAAGCAATGCAGAGGCTGCCGTAGAGTCTGGCGTTGGGGTGGCTCGGAATTTGAGGTCGCCGCAGATTGTTTGCGCTGATGAGTCTGTTTTTTTGGTTGGTTGGGATTTGTATACCCCGAACGACCCGACTCTTGTCGCTGGTACTGGCGCTGCTGATGCTAGGAACTCTCCGATGGGTTCTTATTTTATTTCTGTTTTGGGTAGAGGAGGGGCGCTGGACAGGAGCGTTGAGTCTTTTGAGGACATGCGCTTGTGCTCTGGTTCTTATCGGACTGAGCAGGTTACTGCTGCCCCAGAGTCTGGCTACACCCTTGGCGGCGACGTTTATATTGGCGAGCCTGTTTATCCAAGGCAGGTTGATTATCCTTTGCCTTCCGGCGCGACAAAGAGCAATGTGGTTCTTGTCCCTGTTTATTTGGCTCCGAACTCAACTTTGGCGGGGCTTTCTATACACCCCGGCGGTATTGACCAGTTTAGGTTGGACTTCAAGTTTGATAATACACACTGGAAGCCCGCTTCTTTTTCGCACAATGTGACCTGGCCTTCTGTGTTGGAGCTGATCTTCCCGCCTGAGCGCACAGCTATGATGAAGTGCTGGGGCGCCGATGGCGCTTCTGCTGTGGTTAATTTGAGCGAGGCTAGCGTTTATGATTCAGGCGGATCTAGGTCTGCTGTTGGCAACGAGATTCGTTTGCGTTTTGACGGAAACAACGCGGCTGTTCCTCCTGCAACTAATGTTAGTGCGCCAAATTTGAACGTGACTTCTAATTGGAAGAATCTGCTTTTTTATATTCCCTTTGAACGCCTGAATGCGGCGGCGGACACCATGAGCTTTGGTATTGATGTTGATTATGCCACCGCTCGTTTTGTTTATCCTCATGTTGGCCTTCCGGGGACCATGTTCCGTTTTACCATCCACCATTGGCTTTACGCGGCCCCTTCTTCTAAGCACAGCCGTGATGATGTTGCGCAGCCGGTTGATTGGGTTGCCCTTCCCGGCGCTGTTACGGTTGGTGGCGGCCAGGCGCTTCTTCGTGCTTTGTATTTGCGGGTGACTTCCAACAGCTCTGCTTTGTTTGCGGTTCGTGGGGCGTCAACTTTTGGCTTGCTGAACTTTTTGCTTTCTGGGGATTCTCGCCGCTGGGCCGCTCAGATAATTGATTATACCGGAGGGGCTGTTCAGTCTATTGTTAATAAGAATTCTATTCGCACCAGAATGCAGGCTTCCTCTGTTATGAAGGACGTTACTTTTGATGGCGATGCTACTTGGGGAACCAAGACCAATTCTTCTCATGGCAATGTTCTTATGGGCGATGACCCGGTAAATGATATTGCTGTTTCCGATGCTGTTCGCGGTTCGGAGCTTCGCGCAATGATGTTCGGTCATGTTCGTAATCGTGCTGAGAGGATTGGCCTTTCTTCTGTTTCAATGATGTACAGGCTTCTTGGCGGGAGGCGTCGCCGTGGTCGATGAGCTTGCTGGCCCGTTTGATAATCCTTCTGTTCTTTTGAACAGGTTTTATCGCGATGAGCGCGGTCGTGGGCTTGACGGCCTTCTTCATCTTCCAACCGACAGCCTTTCTGAGTCTTCGAAGGTTGAGAATTATTTTTTTCTTTCTTCTGGAGACCATGGAGGGGCGCTTTTTTCTTCTGATCGCCTTATTGTTTCTGGCGTTCCCGGTGCCCGCGTAACAGGTCGTTGGTTTTTTGAATCGTCCTTTGCCTTAGTTACAGGTGTTCATTTTGTGGCAGGTCGTGGCTCCGACCCTCTTGCCGATGTTCGTTCTGGCGCCCGTGTCCTTTTCAGGAACTGTGTCTTTCAGATGTCTCCTGCTGAAAGTTCGGTTGCCGTTAATGTTGCATCTGGCGGCAAGGCTATGTTTGACGGCTGCGCCTTTCTTCCTGCCCTTGGCGGCGGTACTGGCCACCCGATCAATTGTGGCGCAATTCCGAATCCGCCTGTAGTGTTGTCTGGCGTAAACATCACCGGACGCGCACATGCCGCCGCTGTTGTTATTGCTGTTCCGGAGATGACGTGAGTTTTAGGCTTTTTAGTAAAGAGCAGATTTCTGCCGGCACAACTATCAGCTCTCGGCTTGATAAGCTTTTGTCTGATTTTCTTTCTCGTTGGAACAATGTTCCGAAGAGGGATATTCGTCGTCGTTGGCTTTGCGACACCATTGTTGGTGGCTACACGCCCTCAAGGCCTTCTGTTTTGAACTACTCAAATGATAGACATCCTTTTTGCGTTGCCTACAATCACAACGATATGGTTATTAGCGCTGGCATGGAGCCTGATCAGCTCGTTCGTAATCGTTGGCGAGTTAAGGGACACAGGGTTGACGGCATTCTTGGTGATGCTAATTCTCGCGCAACTTCTGGTTGGCAGTATGTCTGGTCGACTTCTATTGGCGTTGGAGATCCTGTCCGTGTTGGCAGCATTGCTGTTTGGCTGATTACAGACACCGTTTTTATTAACACGTTCCAGTATGGAGCCGCCCCTCCTCCTGGTCATGCATCCGGAGAATGGTCTGAGGATTTTTGCATTTCTTTAGAAGTTGATGATCCGTTCCTTCCAGAGGACAGGCGGCTTTCTTCTCAGGTTTTTTTGAGGGCGGCAACGACTATTGAGGGTTGGTTTATGCAGAGGCAGGCCCCCGGAGCCCCTTTGTCTGAACCAACGACGATTCCCCCGAATACTCTTGCTGAGTGGGGGACCGGGCTTCCAACTGGTTTGGTTTTTGTTGCGCAGGACTTGAATATTCCTATTCCTAGAAATTCGAGGTTGCGTCTTTCTCTTGTTGTGCCTGATTATGCTGATATTACAGCCTCTGGTTGGCGCGACACAGCTAATGATTATGATCGTTGTCCATGGTCTCGCCAGAACATTGGTTGGAACCTTGGTCTTGTTGAGGGAGTTGTTTGATGGGTTCTGTTCTTTCTGTTGTGTGTCGTTCGAATCAGAAGCTTTTTGTTTTTTCTTCTCCGCTTTTGCACGGCCCTGCCGTTGCTGAGTTTCGTGCGGCTTACACTGCCGGCAATGGCGAGAATTCTGATTTGCAGGCTGATGTTGATCGTTTTGGCATTTTGGACTTTGAGGTTAGGTTTCACGAGAAGTGCGAGGACTCAAAGTCGGAAGACCGCGTTAAGTTTTATTCTGAGATGTTTGGTTCTGCCAACCCTTTGGTTGGTTATAACGGCGCTTCCGTTTCAAAGGCAGCCCCGAAGGCCGCTTCTAAGCCTAAGCCAAAGTCTAAGAAGAAGTCTTCTGTTGGCCCGAAAGCCGTTCTTCGTGTTGAGAGCGGGCTTGTGACCGGGGAGTTCCCTTCGATGGCCGCTGCAGCCCGAAAAGCCAAGGTAACTTCGGCTGCTTTGCGTGAGGCTATTGATACTGGTGATCTGCTAAAGGGCGCTGTTTGGAAGTTGGCTGATGGCGAAGGTAACTAGAAGTAAGCTTTCTAGAGGTCTCAAGCTTCTTGTCGAGCAGGTTTTTGATCCTATTTCGGCTGTAGCTTCGGAGCTTTCTCTTCCTGCGAAGCTTGTTTCTCGTGATCAGCGGGATGAGCAGTGGGGAAAGACCAGGTTGACTTGGTCTGTTCCTGCTATGGGGGACTGCCCGGAGGTTCTTTATACCGCCCCTGTGATTCTTCCTCCTTTACAGGAGGAGTGGAATCTGCATTTTCGTTCTGGCATTGATTATCGAGTTGAGCTTGATACGCCCTCTTTGGTTCTTGATGAGATTCAGTTTTCGTTTGATCAGAGAGCAGAGCCTGCCTTGGTCTCCTCTGGGGGCCATAGCTCCGGCATTGGCAAGATTGATTATGACGTTTTGAGTGACTGCAAATTCTTTTTGTCTGTTGATGAGAAGATTCCAAATGTCGCTCAGTCTGAGAATTCTTACCTTGCCAGCAGAGAGATCGCCTCTCTTGAGCTTGATGGCGTTTCCTTTATGGATCCGATGTATCGGCTAAATCCTTTTCGGATGAGCTTTTCAAAACCTCTTAATCCGTATCGGACTTACGTTGTTCGTTTTCGTGCTGTCGGCTTGAATCCTGCTGCCGGTAAATATTTTAATCTTCCGGGTCTTCAGTTCTCTATTGTTGTCCGCCGTCCGCTTGTGAAAACAGAATCTTCTGTTGCGTCCCAAAATAAGCCTTCTGTTGCGATTGCTGGCGCTCAGAGCGTTGTACCCACAGTCCCGGCCTCAAACACCGCTGTAGAGGCAGGAAACACCCCTTTAGACCAGGTTGGCGGCGATGGTATTGCTGCCAATTTGATGAAGCTTGAAAATGTTTTTCGCTCAAAGCTTTCTGGCGGTCGACACAAGGATGGCTCTCCTCCTGATTTTCAGCATCTTCTTGAGGATGCTGGCTATGAAATTATTGTTGTTCCGATGTGGGGTAACTTTGGGGCGAAGCGTGAGGTTAACGCGGCAAACGCTTATAATTGTTTTCCTTATTTGACCTCACCTGCTCAGGGCCTTGGCACGACCGGCGTCCGTCAGTTTCTTTTTCTTGATTATCCTTTGGAAATTCATCACGTTTTTGCTGTGGTGAACTACTGCCAACGAAGCACTGGCATCAACTCTGGCCGCCATCCTACTTCCGCGACCTATACGAATAGGGTTACTGTTGAGATGGCGACCGGCCTTCGCGGTGATTTACTTGAATATGCTACTTTGGCTGATCAGTCTTGGACTCCTGCCAACAAGTCTACGAAGATTGTTGATCGTGTTCTGGAGTTTAACGGAACGACCGGGATTCATCCTGCGATTGGTCTTGAGTGGACTCATGAGATTTATGGCGTTCCGCTGACTTCTTCTGCTCCGGGCGGCGTTGGCTTTGTTGGCAATGGTCGGCCTATTTATGTTGGAAAGGGAAGTTCAAGGACTTTTGCCCGCTCCACCCTTGGCGGCTCCGCTCCTGCTACCGCAGGGGCCGAGCAGTGGCTGGAGATTCGTTGGACCATGACAGATGCCGGCGGCCTTATGCCGGGGACATCTGGCGATCCAGCCAACGGTGCGGCTGGCAATAACGACGAGATTTATGTCGGGCAGGGCGGGCATTTTGTCTATCTTGTCTGCAAAAAGATGGGCATGGGCGGCTCTAGAGATGTGAGGGTGTGATGGCTTTGAAGAATCCATATTCAAAAGAAGACCTTGATGCTGACTGGAAAAGACGGCAGGACTTGAAGAGGCGTGCGATTGATAGCCTTAAGGGTAAAGTGAAGGTTTCAGGAGAGATTGCTTCTGGCGCCCGCGACATGATCTCTCAAATGAAGGCCGACCAGGCCGCTTTTAAGAAGTCCGCAAAAAAGACCACAACGGCTGGTGTTACCGATATTAAGACTTCGTCTGCCGAGGCCATGGGCAGGGCTTTTGGCTCTGCTGCCCCCGGCAGCGTGGGAGCAAAGTACGGCGTTCAACGTCAGGCCGCAAAAGACGCAGGCATGACTGCCGCATCTTTTCGGGATAAGAGAGACGAGCAGGTTCGGGCCGCAGATGATCGGTATCGTCAAGAAGAGGTAGCGCTTAGAGGTCAAGCAAGCGCAGCCGATCGCCAGCGTCTTCAGGATGAGGGGGAGCTTGCGAAGTTTGAAGTTGAGTCTATGGAAGATCCGGGTGCCAAAATAGCCTCTTACAAGAGGGATATTGATGGCGTTTTTTCCCAGTACAGCGGTTATTTTGATGACAACGAGGCTGGCGCCGCCAAGGAAATTCGCGAGATGGCTGCCGACGAGAAAGACCCGAAGATTAGGCAATGGCTTGAAGATATTGCCGCCGGTGTTGAAAGTGGCGATATTGATTTTGGCGACAAGTGGTCGTTCATTCCCGGTCAGGAAGGGCACCCGGATGTTTCATATTGAGGTGATTTATGGCAACTATTGAGGGAAGCCTTTTTCGTGACCACATTGTTTCTTCTATCCCCCCTGGTCGCGCAGCTCAGGCTGTTCGCCGTGAAATTGAGGGCTCGGGAAATATAAACAGCATTGTTAATGCAATCAGGGCCGCCAAGGTTGTAGGGGATTTTGCCTCTCCTTTTGTTGAGCGGGCTATCCGATCTTCGGAGGAGGGCAAGGTTGATGATTTGCGCTCTGCCGCAGAGCAGCGCGTGGCGAAGCTTCGCGATGCGGAGTATGCCAAAAGACGAGCTGATTATACTCCTCAAATGCATCAACAAAGAAAGGCGGCTCGCCTTGAGAGGGCTCGCGTTCAGGGCTCCCTCGGGCTCTCCCCTCGCGGCGGTCCTGATTTTGAGCAAGATATGGCTGATGCCCAGTGGGTTGCCGAGACAGACCCTCCGGAGTTTACCGACCCGAAACAGGCTTGGTATGAGAAGGCAAGAAAGGATTATGCAGAGGCAAACGCCGACGCTTGGGCGCAGAGAATTAAGACTGCTGGGGATGAGGCCGCAGCGGGAGTTCCTACGTTTAGTTTGCAGAGAGCAAAGATGATTGATGCCTTGAAGGCTGGCGACAGAAAGGCCGCCCAGGCCGCTATTGACGAATGGGAGAAGGGCGGAAGGCTCGGGGCCAGAGCGAAGAATGTTTGGGAGCGTATTTCAGGCGCTCACGTCGCTCGTCATCGTTATGATTTGCAGAACATTCTTTCTAAGTTTCCTACTGATGAGCAGTTGAAGGCTTCTAGACGGAAGGAGAAACAGGCGAAAGAGGATCGCGACTGGGAGATGAAGGAAAGGTCTCAGAAACAAAAGGAATGGGATTTCGGGAAGGAGAAAGAGGCGGAGGCCCGCAAAGAATGGAAGCGCAAAGCGGATGCTGCCGAACCTGCTCTTAAAAAGAGTAAAGCTCAGGCTGCGAAGGCCGAGATTAGCTCCAAGATCGCTAAGGCGGAGGTTGCGCAGACTTCTATTGAACACCTTGCTGCTCTTAATTTGCGACTAAAGGAGGCGGGCGTCCAAGTGAAGGCCACTCAGGCTGATCTGAACAAATGGACGGTCATGAGCGAATACCAAAGGAAAAAGGCCTTGGCCGATCTTAAAAAGAAGGAGGCCCGCGATTACGAGGAGGACCGACGGCTTAACCAGCAGCTTAAGCGGTCCCAGATTGCTCGAGCTAAGATTCAGGCAAAGGTTTCTGCCGTAAACCTTAAGAATCTTAATAAGAAGGCCGCAAAGAAGGCCCCTAAGCTTTCTCCTCGGGAGAAAATGGAGCTTGACTCCGCAAAGAACGCCGTGGATGCGGACAACAAGGCCTACAAAGCCGCCCTTGTTGCTCTTAATAAGGCCAAGGCGGTTTATGATAACTTCAGAAAATTGCCCGCGCCGAAAGGGAGTCTTTGGGTTGAAGGCCCAACCAAGGCCCAACAACAATATGAAAAAAATAAGGCCCGGACTAAAGAGGCTTACATTAAGGCGAGCGCCGCTGTTACCTCGACTTCTAAGAACCTTGATGTTTCTTATGCTCGTTTTCGTAATGCCGCCTCTGGAAAAAGCGTGCTTAGTGGCCCAAATAAAAAGAATGTTAAGAGTTCTGGCGCTTATAAAAACCCAGAAGAACCGTAAGGTGCATTATGCCTAAAAGCCCAACTCTTCTTGATGCTTATCAACGTTCCGTTAAGTTTCAGCGACGCCAGTGGAAGTCTTCTGACGCTGCTACTAGCGCGGCCTCTATTGAGTTTAAGAAAGAGTTTGGGATTACTCCGAGCGAGGCTTTTTCTCGTTTTGGTCAAGATGCCCTTATTTCTGATATTCGTAAGTCTTTGGACCAGGAGGCCTCTTCTCGGAAAGAGTATGTCGATGCGATTGCTGGCAAGTCTCCTGATGCTAAGGCTTTTGGCGAGTATGTGGACCACAAGACTTCTCGGGGCACCCAGCAGGCTTTGGATCGTGGTGATTTTGCCGCTGCTTATGGTCTTCATTCTGAGCATAAGCGCTCCTTGGTTCCTCCTCGCCCTCCTATCGCAAAGACAAAGCCGGGGTTTATTGCTCGAGTAAAGCCCGTTTGGGATGAGGCGAAACAAACGATTGTTTCTGGCACGGCGGGTGTTGCGGCAAACATTGCGGGTGGCGTTTATGGCGCGGCTGATAGCACTTATAAGTCCGCCATTTCTCCTCTTATTACGCAGCAGCTTCGGGATCTTGAGGAACTTAAGGCTTCTGGCGCGCAGTACGCTCCTCCAGATTCTGAGCTGATTGGTCGTCGCTGGATGTCTCCGCGTCTAATGGAGGCTCAACTTCGAGGCGGCGGCGGATCTCAGTTTCGCCCGAAGAGGGAGCCCCGTCCTATTGATCAGGCTATTGATAGCGCAAGGCGCTTGGTTGCCGAGGTTGGCCCATCTCCAATGCTTGCCCAGCTTGAGCACGCCGAACTTGAGCTTCAGAAGAAGCTTTCTGAGGGTGGTTTTGCTGATAATTTGTGGAAAGACAAGGACGATGTTCAGCGTGGAGTGAAGGAGCTTATTCAGTTTGCGGTAAACTGGAAGGAAACAGGAAAAGAGGGCGAAGGTCTTTGGGCCTCTGTTGCGGCTGATTTTGAAAAAGGAAAAGAGTTTGGCGGCATGATGGCTGCCGGCCTTCTCGGGATGACTCTTCACCAGTTGACTACCCGGCCTGACAAGCAGTTTATTACGCGCCCCCTCACTACGCTTCTTACTCTCTTGCCTGTCGCCCGAGCGCTTAAGCACACCAAGATGATGCAGAATCCGCACATTGTTAAGGCGATGGGTTATGCGGAGGTCGCTGAGGCGGCGGCCCTGCGGGGAGCGACGAGCGGCGCTCTTTTTGGTTCCTTTATAGGCGACACCGCTGCTTTTGCGGCAGGCGCCGTCATTCCCCCTGCTATGCGTTTGGTCTTCGGGAAGGCTTGGGCGGAGGCCGCCAAGCGGGGGGTGGTGACACCGGGCGCTGTTGCTGAGGCGCAGCAGAGGTGGAAGCGCAACCTTATAGACCAGGCCGCGGCTGAGAATGTCGAGGTCAGTCAGGTCTATGAGAGCCTTGCCGCAGATCCCCAGCAGCTCGCTATGACAATCAGACAGGCGATGAATCCCGCCTCGGGCGAGGTCGCGAGAGGCGAGGCGAGGATGGCGTCGCCGAAGCAGCGCGACCCTTCGATGAAGGAGATCCCCGGCGATGCCCCCGGCCCCGCGACGCTAGACCCCGCCGCTCCTGTGGCGGCCTATGACAGACAGACAAGAACATTTCAGGTTAACGAGGCGCGACTTCGCCAGACTTACGACAATCGCGCTTGGAGAAACCCGCTCCCCGGCGTTGCCGCCCTTCCTGAAGGTGTTATCAGGAGTTTAGACGACTGGCGCAATTTCAATCGCACTCGACAGTTTGTCATGGCGATGAGCAAGAGAAACCCTGAGTGGACTCCTTTTGAATACCAAAATAAAGTTAACCAGTGGGCAGTCAATCAGCTTCTTAGGGAGCGCGGAGAAAGAATCCAGAAGCCTATTGATGTCTGGCATGACGGAGACGGGGTTCCTAATTTCGTTGAGACCTTTGAATGGGACCCCGCGCCCAAGATGCTTGTTGAGCGTCCGCAGGTCGGCGACGTTGGCCCTTCCGCAAAAGTTGTTGGCGAGATTAAGCCGGAAAAGAAAAAGGCGGTTGTTGTTGGAACATCACAGCCTATTTATGTGTTTGGCCGCAAGGTGACCGAGCATGAATGGGGCTCCAAAGATTTTATTAAGGCTCGCGAGAGCGTTAGGTCGAAGGATGGCAGTTTTGCTCGGCCTTATGTTTTAGAGCCTCCTCCTCTTGATTCCGGGCTTGTTTCTCCTGATTTTAAGAAAGGCGCTGCCGATCTTAGAAAGAGACATGCCGAGCTGTTGTCTAAGCAAAAAGAATTTCAGCATATGTTTACCGCCCATGCTGATGGCAGGTTTGATTTGACCCCTTCTCCGGGGTCTCTCGCTGGTAAGCGCAAAACTAAGCTTGAAAGACAGCTTGAGGAGTACAATCAAGATCTTAGCGAGTTTCATTTTTCAATGCATGAATTCGAGATCACGGCTCAGGCGGAGACAAGGAAGGGGTTTGTTGATACTGGAGATCGCGTCCTTGATATGAAGGCAAGAGAGAAGGAAGGCCCTGTTGCGGCCAACGAGGACGTTCCTCTTGCTGACGTTAAGAAGCTTGAGCCCCTTCAGCAGGCAAAGGCCAAAACGGCTCCCGGTGCGAAGCAGACCAGGCAGCGTAGTGTTCGGATGGATATGCCCGATTTCAGCAAAGACCCGGCTGCCAAGCCTGTCTGGAATGAGCTTATTGATGCTTTAAATGCAGATGTTGCCCGAACTGGGCGTTTTTCGGATGAAAATTACAGTCGCTTTAGGGATCTTGAGACACGGCTTCTTAATAAAGGGGCCTATAAGTCTTTCTCTCGCCGTAGAGGCCCCGGCCCCATGGAGCCTGCTCCGCTGGGCGGCATTAGAACTGAGGTTGTTGCTGACGGCGTTTCTCTACCTTATTACAAAAGGATGGACGGTGGCTTGAGGCGTGTTTTTGATATTGAGTCTGACGGAACAGTTCTTCCTGTTGACGCCGACAAGCTTGAGCCCTCCCGCCCGAAGCCTCCCAGACAAATGCCTGCTGTTGCTGAGTCCCCTCACCTTAAAGCCGGTGTAGATATTATTGCCGAAAGGCTTAAGAGGAGTTATGGCGATCTCGTGAGCGTGGACAAGAAGAAGATTGCCGCTGTTTTTGGCAGCGTCTTGCTTGATGACGCGGTTACTTTGTTGAAGGGCGAGTCCTTCCGTGGCCGCGTTGTTGGCATTCTTGCCGACCGCATGGGCCTGAAGGGGAAGGAGGCGAGGAATCTTTATAAGTCTCTTTCTGACAAGCTGTTTCAGATTGCCAGGGACAGCTTTGACCCCAACAAGGTTCAATCTGCTGAGTTTAGAGTTGACGTGGGGCACACGGGCGGAAAGGCCGATAGCGCTGGCCGTGTTGTGATTACTCTTGAAGATCTTATCTTTGAGGCCGTCTCGACTATGAAGAAGCAGGGAAAGACCAAGCTTCTTGATGATGCTCGAGCCCGAGCCTTGCAGATTACCGCCGAGGGTTTCGCTCAAAAGTCGGAAAGGGCCCAGTATGTGATC